GGACATATGAATCATCCATTTGATAATAATAATTTGATGTTTTCAGACTTGAAGAACATAGTTATTAATGGATTAGCAGGGAAACTTAATCGTGAAGATAAAGTGTCTGAAAAACTTGATGGACAAAATCTAATGGTTAGTTGGGTTGACGGAAAGTTAAAAGCAGCAAGAAATAAAGGTCATCTGAAAAATGGTGGCAAATCCGCACCAACAACATCTGGAATTGCCAGTATGTTTGCCGGAAGAGGTAATGTTAAAAAAGCATTTGTTGGAGCGATGAGAGACTTAGAAAAATCAATAGGTGGTTTATCTAATGCACAAAAGAAAAAGGTATTTGGTAATGGAACCAAATGGATGAATTTAGAGGTTATATATCCACAAACAAGCAATATAATAGACTACGATGTAGCTGAAATAGTATTTCACGGAACTACCGAATATGATAGAACAGGTAGAGCAAAAGGATACTCAAAGGAATCAGCTCGTATGTTACAAGGTATGATACAACAAATAAATCAAAATATACAAAAAACATTTAAGATTAGTAGACCTAACTTCTTAAAGATGAGTAAAGTTCAAAACTATGGTGCAAAGAAAAATTCTTTCTTAGGTAGGTTGAGTAAATTACAAGGACAATATGGACTAAAAGATTCAGATAGGTTGGGTCAATATCACGAATCATATTGGAGAGAATATATTTATAATGCAGGAAAACAATTTAAAGTTAATATAAAGACAAATGAGTTAGTAAATCTAACTAATCGTTGGGCATACTTCGATAAAAGTTATACAATACCACAAATGAAAAAGGATTTTGGAGATAGACCAGAATTCTTAAAATGGATTTTAGATACTGATAAACTTGACCATACTAAAATGTTCAAACAGAACATTAAACCATTTGAGATATTGTTCTTTCAAGTCGGAGCAGAAATATTAAAAAATATGTCAGGTTTCTTAGCAGTATCACCAAAAGCAGCAGTTCAAAAAATTAGACAAGATATGGTAAAAGCATTAAAGGATTTACAAAAACCAGATAATGTAGAAAAATTAAGTAAGTTAAAAATACAAATAGAAAAATTAGAAGCTATCGGTGGAGCAAGTTCGATTGTACCGTCGGAAGGACTTGTGTTTAAATACAAAGGTGATATATACAAGTTTACAGGAGCATTTGCACCAGTCAATCAAATATTAGGTAGTTTAAAATTTTAAGGAGATAGGTTATGGCAGGTAAATCAAAAGAAGCAGAAAGAGAGAATAAAGCATTAGCGTCTCTACTAAGAGGTGAAGAAGTAGAAAAAAGGTCGATAGTTGGATATACACCCGAAGCACAGAAAAATGAAGGTGGTAAAACAAGAAAATCAGAATTGACCGATATTATGGCATCAGTAAGAATGCCTTGGTTTTGTCCTAATTGTAAAAAAGCAATGAAGAAAAAACTTGATGATAAGTTTTGGAGAATGATGGGACATTGTTTTGATTGTCAAGTAGAGTATGAAAACAAACTTAGAGTTAAAGGTGAGTTTGATGAATGGGCAGAAAAGAAAATGTTAGAAAATCAAAAATCACAATTAAAAGATTTAGAACAAAGTATAACAGACTTTGAAAAAACAGGCGGTAAGAAAGAATGGTACAATAATGTAGGTGTAAATACACCAATGTTAGAAGCAGACAAATGGGAAATGGGTAAAGAAAAATTTGAAGAAACTATTCAAGAAGCAAGAGATTTTATACGAGAAAAGAGAGAAATCGTAGAAAAAGCAGAACAACAACTAACAGGAGCACAATAATGGGTAACATTATACAGATGATAATGAATCTATTCTTTGGTGGTAATCAAAAGAAAGAAGTCAAAGAACTTGATAAAGCAATCAAAGTTAAAGACAATGAAGTTAAAGAACTTGAAAAAGAAGTAAAAGTTCTTGAATCAAAGAAGAGAGTTAACAAAAAAGAAGTGGCAAAACTTAAAAGAAAAGTAACTACTACTAAAAAACAACTTGAAAAAGCATCAGAAGCAGTAAAAGAAGATAATGCAGATGACGCAGTAAAATTTTTGAAGAAGTTTTCTAAATAGTATATATTTATATATATGAGATATATTATATACATACTATTCGTAGGACTTTTGTTCGCACAAGATATCCAAGAACCTAAGACTTATTCTTTCACGGAAGAACAAGTGTTGGGATTTACCAATGCAATTAAAGAATTAGAACTAAAAGATAGCTTAAATGTATCGTTAGTTTCTGATTATGAAGCTATGGTAAAGAGATTGGAAGCAACTGCAGCGATAGACTCTATGTTGATAGCAAACAAAACAACACAACTTACTCTACTAAAAGACACTAATAAACTACTTGAACAAAAAGTAAAACTTGTCAGACCTAAATGGTATGAAAACAAATGGTTATACTTTACATTTGGTGTAGCATTGACTGCTACTTCAGTTAAATTAGCAGGTCAGATAGTAGACTAATGGCAGAACAATTAAAAGATGTAATTAAGAAGGAATATGTAAAGTGTGCACAAGACCCTGCATATTTTATGAAAAAGTATTGTATGATACAACATCCGATACGGGGGAAAATACCTTTTGAATTATATAATTTTCAAGATAAAGTAGTCAACGAATTTCAAGAACATCGTATGAATGTTATTTTGAAAGCTCGTCAGTTGGGTATTTCAACATTGACAGCTGGATATAGTTTGTGGATGATGACTTTCCAACAAGACAAAAACATCTTGGTAATTGCAACCAAACAAGAAGTAGCAAAAAACTTGGTAACGAAAGTTCGTGTTATGCACGCAAATCTACCGAGTTGGTTGAAACAAAGATGTGTTGAAGATAACAAATTAAATCTGAGATATCGTAATGGTTCACAGATTAAAGCAGTATCATCAGGTCCAGAAGCAGCTCGTTCAGAAGCTCTATCATTATTGATATTGGACGAGGCAGCATTTATCGATAAGATAGATGATATATGGACAGCAGCTCAATCCACACTAACAACTGGTGGTCAATGTATTGCATTGTCAACACCAAATGGTGTGGGTAATTGGTTCCACAAAACTTGGGTAGAAGCTGAAGAAGGTAGAGGTTTCTTTAATCCAATTAAATTACATTGGACGGTTCATCCAGACAGAGAGCAAGAATGGAGAGATGAGCAAAACGTTTTACTTGGAATAGGAAGTGCAGCACAAGAGTGTGATTGTGACTTCTTAACTTCAGGTACTGGTGTGATTGACGCAACACTATTGGAGAACTTACGAAAAAGAAGTGTAAAAGACCCAATGGAAAAACGAGGTGTTGATACAAATATGTGGGTTTGGGAACCTGCGAATTACTCAAAGGATTATATTGTATGTGCGGATGTTGGTCGTGGAGATAGTGCAGACTATTCTGCTTTTCATATTATTGAATTGGAAAGTTTAACACAAGTCGCAGAATACAAAGGCAGAGTAAGTACCAAAGATTTTGGAAATATGTTGGTAAGTATAGCAACAGAATATAACGATGCTCTACTTATAGTAGAGAACAATAATATTGGTTGGGCAACAATCCAACAAATTATAGATAGGGATTACCCTAATCTATTTTATACAAGTAAAGACTTACAATATGTTGATGTTCAACACCAAGTGACGAACAAACATTATAGTGAAGAAAGGAAAATGGTTGCTGGTTTTTCAACGACTTCTAAGACCAGACCACTAATTATTAGTAAGTTAGAAGAATTTTTTAGAGAGGAAAGTGTAGTGGTTCGTAGTAATCGTTTGATTGATGAACTACAAACTTTCGTCTATATAAATAATAGAGCAGAAGCAATGCGAGGATACAATGATGACCTCGTGATGTCTTTTGCAATTGGACTTTGGGTTCGTGATACAGCATTAAGATTACGAACACAAGGTGTGGAATTAACAAAAAAAACATTGACCAAAATGATGGACAATGAAGGTTTATACACTAACGATGATGCGAATAAAAACGATAGTTGGGAGTGGGATACAGGAAAAGAGAAAGAGTCAATAGAGTGGCTCTTATAAAGTGAGGAAAAAATGGCAGATACAACATTATTTGGAAGACTACAACGATTATTCGCAACGAATGTAATCGTAAGAAACGTAGGTGGTAAGAAATTAAAGATTGCCGATACGGACCAAGTTCAAAAACAAGTCAAGAGTCATCTTGTTGATAGATATTCTAAATTACATACTAATTTAGATTTAGTAGGAACAGGTTATTCAACCGTTCATCAAGTTATGGCGGCAAGATTAGCATTGTTTAAGGATTATGAATCAATGGATTCAGACCCAATCATATCTTCTGCATTAGATATTTATTCAGATGAGTCAACTATGAAAGGTGAGTATGGTCAAGTCATAGATATTAAAACAGACAATGAAAACATCAAAGAAATTTTAAATAATTTATTTTATGACATAATGAACATTGAGTTCAATCTATGGCCTTGGGTTCGTAATATGGTTAAGTATGGAGACTTCTTTTTACACTTAGACATTAGTGAAAAATACGGAATTACAAATGTTGTTCCATTGTCACCTTATGAAGTCATAAGAGCAGAGGGAGAAGACCCTGAAAATCCTTACTACACTAAGTTCTACTTGGAAAGTATTGAAGGAGCACACCCGTATTTCGGCCAAAAGAGTAGTGGTAAAGGAAAGATAGAATTTGAAAACTTCCAAATAGCACACTTCAGATTAGCAAACGATAGTAACTTTTTACCTTATGGTAAATCTATGGTTGAGTCTACGAGAAAGATTTGGAAACAATTAACACTTATGGAAGACGCTATGTTAATTCATAGAATTATGAGAGCACCTTCTAAACGAGTATTCAAGATTGATATTGGAAATATTCCACCAGCAGAAGTCGATAACTATATGCAAAGAATCATCAACAAGATGAAGAAGACACCTATTATGGATGAAGCAACAGGTGAGTATAATTTAAAATACAATATGCAAAACTTAACAGAAGACTTCTTTATGCCAGTTCGAGGTGGAGATAGTGGAACTGAAATAAGTGAGTTGAGTGGTATTGATTATGATTCAACAGAAGACATTGAATATTTGAAAAACAAATTATTAGCATCACTAAGAGTTCCGAAAGCATTCTTAGGGTTTGATGAAAATGTCGGTGGTAAAGCAACACTTGCAGCAGAAGATGTAAGATTTGCCAGAACCATAGAAAGAATACAAAGAATTATAGTATCGGAGTTAACAAAGATTGCAGTTGTTCATTTATATTCACAAGGATATACTGACGCAGACTTAGTAAACTTTGAATTAGAGTTAGCAAGTCCATCAACAATGTATGAACAAGAAAAGATAGAATTGTTCGGACAGAAAGTTAGTTTAGCTCGTGATATGATACAAGATAAGATTTTACCTACGAGTTGGGTGTATGATAATGTGTTTAATTTTTCTGATAAAGAGAAAGTCAATATTGAAAATCAAATTATTGAAGACCAAAAACAGAAATTCAGACATTCACAGATTGAGATGGAAGGTAATGACCCAATGGAAACTGGTGACGCAATTGGAACACCAAGTGATATGGCAGCAGTGGGAGTCGGCGCAGACGATGCTCAAACACCACCTGATACCATAGCAGGTTCCATCTTTGACCCATTTAATGATGAAGAAAAAGAAGATGAAAGACCAGAAGACCAACAAGGTGGTCGTCCAAAAGAAATGAATAAACCATTCAAAGATAGTGGAGCAAGAGGTCGTGACCCATTAGGGAAGCAAACTAAGAACAGAAGACCACTTGCATTAGCACACTTTGATGCTTTAAAAAACACTATGGGTAAGAAGTCAAGGGATATAATTAACGAAACTCAGAAAGTAGATGAAATGGAAAAAGAATATGATGAATATAAAAATGAAAAAGGTAAAGAATAAATACACATTTCTTGAAAGTTTTATATTTATTATTGATAAAAAGTAAAAAATAGTTGGAGCTCAAATGTCTTTAAATGTTAAACATAACAAGATAAAAAACACTGCTATTCTTTATGAATTGTTGTCTCGTCAAATAACGGCTGACGTGATTAATGATTCAAATAGCCCTAAATCGGTGAAGATTTTTAAAGAATTCTTCAATAAAAATACCGAATTGGGTAAAGAATATGCACTTTATCAAGTTTTATTAGAAAAGAAATACAAAAATGATTCGCATGCCGCAACATTAGTTGAAGCAGTGATTAAAAGTCGTAGAAAGTTATCTAATCGTAGATTAAACAACGAGAAATATAACTTAATTAAAACCATAAAAGAAAATTATGATATAAAAGAATTCTTTAATACAAGAATACCTAATTTTAAAATTATGGCTTCAATCTATAAAGTATTCGGAACCGAAACAGGTAAAGAAGACTTTGGACCAGTTCAAAAAACTAATTCAGTAATTACTATAACTGAACACGTTATCAGTAATAATAAAAAAATACACAAATCTAATAAGATTACTGAAACTTATAAAGAACAAGATAAAGATTTAAGACTATTGAGTTATCAATTATTAGTTGATAAGTTTAATTCTAAGTATAAATCTTTAAATGAAAATCAAAGAAACTTATTGAAAGAATATATCAATAATGTATCTAATACTAATTCATTGAAAGAATTCATAGACAATGAAGTAGTAAAAATCAAAAGAGCTTTAAAAGCATTACTACCAAGAGTCAATGATAAAATTACTAAGATTAAATTATCAGAAGCTATTGATTATACGGATAGTGCTACAAAAGGAAAAGTCGTGAAAGATAAACACGTGGTTGCATTAATGAGATATTATGAATTAATTAAGGAAATCAAAAATGTCCAAGAACGACAAAATAGCTAAGTTAAAAGAATACATCAAGAATGTTGTCATTAAGGAATTAGAAAATGATGACGAACTTGAAGAAGTTTCTACAACTGCAACTGCAGGAGCAGCAAATGCAAGTGGAACTGGCATTTACTACGATACACCAAAAGCATTTGCAAGTTCTGCAAGTGGTTCACAAGGTGGACATCCAAACCCAGAAGTCGTGGGATATAAAAAAGTAAATGAAGCACTAAACGATAAGGGTGTTAAAGAATTTAAAAGAGAATTAGCACTTGATGTCAAGTATGTTAAATCATTATCTAAATTAATTAACAAGAAGTCAGTTGGAAAAGTTACAGAAAAAGATGACCAACTAATAAGTAGTCTTACAAATCTTCTTCAAGGTCGTTTTAGTGGACTTGCAAATATGTTAAAGAATAAAAGTTTAAACGAAGGTCGTTATCACGAATATAGAAACGATGAATCTTTAACACCAAAACAAAAGATTGGTCGTTCAATGAGAGAAATCAGAGATGCATTAAACGAATTGGATAAAACCGTAAAGATGAATCTTAAATTAAAAACAGAATTAAATATGAAGTCAGAAGACTATTGGAAAAATACACACAAAGCCCTAACTAAGATTTCAGAGAGATTAGTCAAGATGGCGAACAAAGTAGGAAATTTAAAGTAATGAAGAACGTAATAGTAGATTATATACCATTTAGCATTACACCAACTCAAATTAACGAGGCGATGAAAGAAAACAACGGAAAGTTAGTTGTTAAAGGTGTATTGCAAAGAGCAGAGGCAAAAAATCAAAACGGACGAGTATATCCAAGAGAAATCTTGATGAGAGAGTCAAAAAAATATGATGAGAATTTTGTAAAACAAAATAGAGCATTAGGTGAATTAGACCACCCAGATAGTTCAGTTGTTAATTTACAAAATGTTTCTCACAATGTCAAGGAAATGCACTTCGAAGGTGATAACTTAGTAGGTACGGTAGAAATACTTACAACACCAAGTGGTAACATATTGAAAGAATTATTTAAAAATGGTATCAAGTTAGGAATTAGTTCACGAGGATTAGGTAGTGTTGAAATGGTTCAAGAAGCCAATGGAGACCAAGTATCAAAAGTAGGTGATGACTTTGAGTTAATCGCATTTGACTTTGTATCAAATCCATCAACACACGGAGCATTTTTGCATCCAATGAACGAATCAGTAGATAAACAAGGTAGAACTTGTGGTCAGTATTGTAAAGCAGAAGATATAATCAACCATATCATAAGGGGTGAGTAATGAAAGATTTAAAAATATTATCAGAAATCACAACAAGATACGGAAATCGTAATATCAATGAAATAGAATTCAAAACACCAGAGGATTTTGCAGCATACAAGAAAAAGCACAAGATGAGACCAGGTACGGTTGTTAAAGTAGCCGGTAAAGATAAAGTCATAGATGACCCTAAAAAAAATACGAAACCTAAAGGAAATAAAACAGCAGATACACTAACAAAAGGTTTAAAAGATGGTGGATTAAATCCATATAAAGACGGCCCATTGATTAATCAAGCATTAGATGATATTGGTGGAGACCATTCAGATTTAAAAAAGAGAATTG